TTTGGTTTCTTTGGCAGGCTGATTGATTGGGGCTTGATTGATTGAATCTGCTTCATTCTGTAATACTCTCATCCATTGTCTGATACGCTCTGTCGATCCTGTTGAGAAGTCTTTCTCTGTGCGTCTGAGTGCCTCTATCAGCCACTCTGATCTACTTCTGTTGTCTACCCCAGCCTTACCCTTGAAGTGCCAGAGTTCCAGTAAATCCTTGGCCATTGCTCGCTCAAGCATCTCCCTACTGTGCTGCTGTGCAATGATGAATGCCTGGGTCTTTGGGCGTTTGGTGTACCTGTTTAATCGTTGAACCATAGCAAAGCTCCAACAAAGATTGCTACGACTGCCAATAAGATGACAGCTCCAAGCGCCAGCACAAACACCAATATCCAAAAGCTAGAGTCCATCACTTGTCTCCACACTCATGTTTAACAGCATTGTTAGTCCACATACGGCCACAGTATCCACATCTGTACACCCAGCTGTACGTAAACAACAAACGACCATATCTGGTCTTGCTTGGCGTTGCATACGTTGCCCTGATGCGCTCGATGTAATCATTGCTAGGTAGCATCTTTCAATCTTTTTGCTTCAATGCTCTTGGCCAGCTGTAGTCTCAGCCATATCGGACCACCCAGGCACTTCCATTCCTGCCACTGAGACTTGGTTAACCTCACACTTACAGTAATGTTGTTGTTGGTCAAGTCACTCGGTTGTCTAGCCATTACTGCATCCTCGGCTGATCAATATCAATTCCAGAATCATTGGACAATGCCTTGATCTGCCTGGCCATGATGTGCATTACCGTGGCATGGCTGGCCAAATGCTCTGCCAGTATCTCCACCCTGTTTGCTAGGCGCTCGATCTGCTGCTGCTGGTCATTGAGTAGCTGCTCCAACTGTGTCATGGCAACAGCTCCGCTACAGTTATCTCTAAATGTGGATGTGTGGCATAACACTTCATACTATGGAGTTCGCACACCAAGCTGTCATCCACCCACAATATGCCGTTGCCAGCATCCATCACACACTTGATGTGGTTGTCCAAGTCTGGTTTGCCAGGTCTGATATCACACTCTATAGCCTGCTCCTTCTTCTTCTTGGACCATGACTGTGGAATGGGCATATAAACACGCACTGAGAGGGCTACAGACGTTTCTAACGGCATTGTGCTACCCATTGCTACCCTCGATGCTTCCCTGATCACCTCTTCCCAGCTCATCGTTGCCTTGGGTGTGTAAGTTTGTACAAAAGCACCCCTGCGAGCAAACCTTGGCCGCCCCTTGCCAATTGGCTTGCCATCCACTGTGAAATTGATCATCATGCCCATCTATGTCTCCTGATAAATACAATGCTGCATTGATGATGTGCATAGGAATATTCTCCCCATCCTTCACCCTGTTTAAAAGTCCCATAGCCTCGTAGTAATTCATTTCCTGACCACTCTCAATGGCTTGAGTGCAGGCTCATGCTCTGGCCTCTCTGGTGGTGGAGCTGGTTTAAGTTCACTCGGTGGTATCCAGCCGTGCTTACGCCACAATGCCTGCACATCAGCACCCGTCTTGTAAACAAAGGTAGCATCGTTGACTCCAACTGTGGGAATCGTGCGCTTATTCATCGTTGAATCTTCTGGTCAACAAAGCTGACAGGCGCTGATCAGTAGTCGCATACTGCCTCGATAAGCCTTCCATGATCAACATATCCACAATGCTGGCCTGCGAGCGCCTCTGATCTGTGGCTGCCTGCACCAGCAACTGCTTTGCTACGGGTCTGATGCGTACCATCACGGGTACTACGTCAGTCTTTGGTTTGATAGAGTGTTTGATATTCATACCCCGATTATATTGCTTGCATTGTGAAATAGATACATTAGGGAAAACACCTACGATTGACTGGGTTACTATGTTAAGATGCTTGCACGTTGATAGCAATCAGCGTATTCACAACCTTCCAACTATGGAGAATGAAGATGGAAAACACAGAAATTAAAATTGGTGATCGTACAAAAATTGATTGCACACTTGTTTATTCGGGTGAAGCATGGAGAATTATTGGTGTTGGTGCTGAACGTGATGGCAATACATACTGTCATTTAGCAAATATCTATCGTGGCAAACAACAAAAGAATGGCTGGAATCCAATTCAAATTTGTGATTGGATTGATAGTGCAGTTGTTGCATCTGCTACAAAGTTGGAGGCAAAATGAAAATCACAATTCGCATTACTAAAGTCTACGGTAACCAAGTCATCTACCCAGTATGTGACCAGGCTAAGTTGTTTGCCACGATTGCAGGCACACGCACACTCACACCACAGACTCTCGATCTCATCGAGAAGCTTGGCTACACAATCGACATCCAGCAAATGGCTCAAGACTGGAGACAAGCAGCATGACTATCAAAGAATTTGCCTACGCCATTGCTTGTGGCTTGGTCTTCTCAATCCCCTTCATTATTGAAATACTTAAGGATCTGCTATGAAAGCAATACAAATCCTAACCAAAGAAGAGTTAGAAAAAAAGATAAAAGAACTAGAAGATAAAAATGCAAGTTGGAAATGCTGTAAAGATGGATCTTACGAAATGGCATTGGACAATTGTGGCTATTACAAATTATGGGATCAATTACAGGAGTTAAATAATGAAAAATAAAGCCATTGATTTTGTAAAGTTAATAACAAGAAAAGAAGCAATGCAACGAGGTTTAAAACGCTACTTTACTAGTAAACCTTGCGACAAAGCTGGACACATATCTGAACGACATACGCAAAAAGGAAACTGTATAGAGTGTATGGCTGTGAAGTTTCAAGAGAATAACAAAGATATTGAGTTTAGAAACAAAAGAAAACAATACGATGCTGAGTACAGGAATTCATTATCAAGAAAAAACTGGGAGCAGGCTAATGAAGAAACTTTGTATTTTTACAGCTTGTTTTATTATGAGTTTTACAAAGAAGAAATCTTAGAAAAACAAAAAGCATATCGTGAAAAAAATAGCAATGTAATTTTAGAAAAGAAAAAAACTTGGGCAAAAAATAACTTGTGGAGATTCAATCCTCACACCGCAAAAAGACGGGCTGAAAAATTAAAGCGCACACCTCAATGGTTAACCAATGAAGATAGAAAAGCAATTAAAAACATATATAAATTGGCATCAGACAAAACAAAACAAACAGGTATTGGTTGGCACGTTGACCACATAATTCCGCTACAAGGGGTGGGTGTTAGTGGGCTACACGTTCCATCAAACTTGCGTGTTATCACTGCAAAAGAAAATCGTTCTAAACATAACAAATGGGAGGTAGTATGAACTTCTTTGGCACACATTGGAAAAAACTAGTACGCATCAATGCGCCAGCAACCTCCGTGGAGGCTGCAGTTGTGGTCAACACCACCAAGCTAGAGCAGCTGGTGTATGAGACTATTGGCAAATTTCCTGATGGCTGTATTCAAGATGAAGTGCTGGCTCATCTGGTGAGCTATCCCTACCCTAGTATTACAGCTCGGTTTCGTGCCTTGCTCGACAAAGGTTTTGTAGAGGACACTGGGTTAACTCGCCCTGGTCGTTCTGGTCGTCAACAGCGAGTCTTAAAAATCAAAGGAAAACATCATGCCTAAACTCACCTCGGACACAATGCTGTCCTGCTCACAGCTGCCATCACTCTTTGGTGTCAGTCCATACTCAACTCCCAATGACACGCTTACATTCTGCTGTAAGAGTATCACTGGCGAAGATGCTCGCTTCAAAGCTGGTGAAGCAGCAGACTGGGGCAATGCTCTTGAGCCTGCAATCATTGCTGAGATATCCAAGCGCCTTGGCCTCAAGTCTTTTACCATGCCAGAGGAAGCCTTTAAACACGACAACCTGCCCCTTGGCGCCAGTCCTGATGCCATTGGTTACCCTGATGGCAAACAAGTCATCCAGCACAATCCTGCCAATGGCATTTATGTAGTAGATGGGGATTCAATCGAGCTAACAGGATATGGTGTGCTTGAATCTAAGCTGACCCGTGGCCATCCAGAAGATAGTCTGCCACTGTACCGTGGTCCAATCCAAGTCCAAGGTGTAATGATGTGTACTGGCCTGCAATGGGCAGCCATTGGTTGTTTGTACAGTGGCGTTGAACTCCGCATCTATTTGTTTAAAACCCATCAAACAACACAAGATCAGATCACTGTGATGGCCGAGGAGTTTGAGCAAAAGCTCGAACACTTTAGACAGACTGGTGAGGTGGACTACTACCCTGCGAGCAACAGCAAAGATGCAGATCTGATCTGGCCACACGCAAAGGACGCAGAGGTAGTGTTATCAGAACACGCTGAGTACCTTGCTCAAGAGATTGTCATGGCCAAGCAAAATATCAAGGAGCAAGAAAGCCACATTGATATCTGCGAGAAAGATCTCAAAGCTTTAATGCAAGATGCCACAGTTGGCAAAGCTGGTGGTTACACCATCAAGTGGCCAATGAGACACTTCAAAGAATCAGCAGAAAAAATTACACCAGCAAAAGCTGCTTACTCTATTCGTCAATCAACTCTCACAATTAAGGAATCAAAATGAAAGCAATTGCCACAGCCTTGGTCAAAGCCCAGCGTCAGTTCGGTCCAGCACTGAAGACATCTACCAACCCACATTTTCGCAGCAAGTATGCAGACCTGTCTGCCTGTATTGAAGCTGTCATTGATGCACTAAATGACAATGGCATCTTTTTGCTCCAAAAAAATTATGATTGTGCCGATGGTGTGATGCTAGAAACTGTATTTATCCATGAGAGTGGTGAAATGTTAGAGACTGGGATCATCCACTTTCCAGCCAGTAAACACGATGCTCAAGGTTTTGCCTCATGTTTAACCTATGCCCGTAGGTATTCTTTGATGAGCGCCTGCGGTATCAGTCCAGAATCAGAGGGTAAGCAGCCATCCTTTGCTGATGATGATGGCAATGCAGCATCTAGATCTAGAGTAGCGTCAGCTGTTAACCCACTCGATGCCATCAAGCCTGCAACTGTAGCGCCAGCCTTCGAGTTGTCAGTGCCAGGCAAAGAGCCACGTTTGTATTCAACTGGTACAGATTACTTGGCAGGAATGCTTGAGTTGCGTACAAAGGTAGAGAAGTCTAGCCTGGCAACACGCACCAAGATGACAAAGCTGCGTGAATTGAATGAGGCCAATGAGCAGATCATGCTCAAGATTGAGCCTGAGAACCGTAGCAAACTGGTTGCTGATTACACACTCAGACTCAAACGCCTTGGCGCCCAGCTTAATGAGGACGTTGAGGAATTAACCGAGGACTTGTAAAGCCTGGTTAGTGTGCTTGATTCGGTCATCGAGGCCGATTGTCCCCCCGTTGATTATCTTGGTTAACCTAGTGTGGTCCAAGGAATCAGCTGGGGGATTGCATTTGTGGGTTGACCAAAACCAGCCAGCAGTAAGCACGGCATACTTTGGAGTTGATACTAGATCAGGCTGGGTTACCAGGTCAACACCCAGTGCTTTACTGGCGTGGTGATAATTATCGGCCCCAGTCAATTGAACCAGCCCTCTTCCCCTCATCATCCACCCGTCATTGCTCGCCTCATCTCTGTTACCCATACGGCCAGAATAAACTTTGTTAGCTATCTTGCGTGGTTGACCAGCGTATTGGCTTGCTATCTCCATTGTAGGAAACCGCTTGGACCACAACTTCATTAGTGTGGCTGCCTTGTAATTGAGATTCTCTTCAAGCAATCTAAAGTTACCAGACTCATGGCCACACTGAGCAATGAAACAAGCTTGCTGATTCTTAGTGCTAATACCAAATCGCTCGAATGTTTCATTCAGTGGATCAACCCACTTGGCATCGATGTGGAGGCGAGTAAGTTGTTCAGCGTTTACCATTGATTGTCTCCCTCACTTGGTTGTAGGTGTCGATGCAGCTGTTGAGCTGGGTTGTGTTTCTGTCTCCTTCGATGGCGATTGAGACAAGAGCTTTAATAACCTCTCGGTCAGTGTCGGGCTTTGCTTCTGGCCGATCTCTGGTGGCAGGGCTGGCATCTCCACTGGCTTGTACGCAACTTGTGGAGGACGGGAGGCGCAGGCTGCCAGCATCAACAAGCTTACCAATATCAGACTGTTTTTTAGTGATCTCATCGTTTGCTTTCCTCAATGCGTAAGATTTCTCGGTAACAGATTTGTTTAACTCTTGCTCTTTAGCTCTGGATTCCTCATTAAGCTTGGCAATCTGTGCTTGCATCTCAATGTCTCGATCATCCCAGCCACGATGGTGGCCATAGAAGTAGCTTGATGTGCAGGCAACAATTGCAACCAAAATAAAATAAGGGTTAATCATTGCACACTTGCCCTTGCTTCAGCTTGGAGCTGGCGCTCGTAGTCATCCTCTAAGGATGGTGGTGTTGTAGGTGGTGGCGGTGGAGTCCAGCTCTCATCCAATGGTGGGTTGACCCATACTGGCAATGCACCAGTAGCCACAGGAGCCACAGAAACAGGGCTAGGAGGCGTTGATGTAGGTGCAGGAATACTAGGTGTAGTGCTTGATCCTGTCACAGCTCCTACGGCACGTTTGCCAACGATGCCACCAATGCCACCCACAATAAGCAACACGATGTCGTTTAACATTTTGGTATAAGCCTGGTCAATTGGCGCCATGCTCTTGATAGGCTGGACAACAAAAGTCACCGAGTACAGTAGGGCAAAGACAATGCCTGCCAATATGACTGTGATCATTACAACCACAAAGCCCCAGATCCTGACCTCGATTTCGTCAGGGTTTAGTTTGTACTGCTGGCTTGATTTGAATGGGTTCAGGTTCAATTTTCTTCTCCAATACAGGGGCTACTAAATACTCAGGACAGGTTTGTGTAAATTGACATCGAGGTTTCTGACACTCAGCCAGGTTAAAGTTATCAGGATTCTGACAGGCATACCGATAACGATCTTCACAGGCCACCAGCAATAGCAGGATTAACAGATACTTACTCATTCTCACCAGCCTTTCGGTCAACTTTACGTCTGAGCATTTCAACCTTCTTCATCTCCATCTGTACTTCTTTCTGAGTCTGCTTAATATCTAAGTAGACGCTAGTAATCAGTGGCAAGATGACCACAAAGATAACAGCACAAACCAAAATAATTACTAGGTTCATATCTACCAGCCATATCTCATCTTTCTATCCATAACAATTACCCACCAAGTGAATGCCAATGCCAGCAATACAAACGTCACAGCAACAAAGTAGATCAGGTTATCTTGAATCTTTGATGTCATCTCGTCTTTTTTGCGCTGTGCCTCTCGTTTCTTTTTCTCAATCTTACTTCTGGCATGGTCTTGCTCAGAGATAATCTGAACCCTCATGTGGTGACACTTGGTAAACAATGCACCCAACTCAGGTGGAGAGTTGTAGATCATTTCCCAGTGGACTTGTTCTGCCAGTTTGTCCATTTGCTCTTGAACCAAGACTCGTTGGAGGGCTGACTCCATGAGATTCTTGTCTGGGTCATATACAGACTTAGACTTTGCTTCTTCATCTCGAATGTACTTAGCAAGTTGTTCTTGTAAGCGAAATAACTTAGACAGGTTTTGCGCCAAATCAGCATATACACTGTTTTCATCTGGCTGTACGACAGACTTTTTATTGCCAGCAACAGGTCTAGATTCAACTGAAACTTCAACTTCCACTTTCTTAGTAAAGAAACCAAGGAAGCCACCCACCTCTTTGGTAATGGTCTTAACTTCGTTGAAAGTCTTTTGAGCATCGGCAACAGTTCCCTTAACTTGCCTGTATAACTCACAACCTTTACGAATGGCAGCGACACAACCGTTTGCCATTGCAAGAATCGTAAGCGGGTCCACACGTTATATCCCAAACAGTTTTTGTACTAGGGTTGCAGCCACACCAGGACCCAGTAATACGCAGGCAAT